CGTTAAAATAGGTAGTGAAACTATAACCACTGCACTTGATACAGGAGTACATCCATTCTACGACGCTCTTTACCATCAATTTATAAATGATTATAGTCATTTTGATATTAATGCATCGGCCGGTGTTAATTCCTTTACAGGTAGAACAACAAGTAATACTATAAATTTTGATAGAGTATCAAACGGAGATGAATTTAGATATTGGACATCATTTGTTGACAATTCTAAATTAAAAACAACTGATACACATTATACATTATTACCGTCTGTTGGTGCGAACGCCATCTCAAACTTAGATTTAACAAACGGGGACGACGCTTTAAGAAACTTTAATAAAGGTCAAACGGCGTTTAGAGTACTTTGGACAGACGAAACTGTTTATACAACTTATACGGGTAAAACATTCCCATCATATGACGAACATCATATAGATACCAAATTTAATGATTATTTGGTAATGGATAGTTCAGTTAAGTTTAAAAAAGTTAATGACTTAATTGCAACATTTAGTCCCGATATATTAGATAAATTTGAAGAATACTTTTTAGACTTTGCAACTGAGAGGGTTACTGAGGAGACACCATATAAAAAATTCAAATCAGTAAAACATGACAACTTCCAAAATTTAATAAAATCTATTGTAACGGTTAAAAAGAAAGACTCCGACCCAACAAACACGAATTTATTAATCAAAACATTAAGAGAACAACAATTAGAAAATTTAAAAGTATTAACAAAAGATATTTTATCCGAATCAAATTTAATTAAGATTACGTTAGGTAATCCTAAGGAAATTGATTTACATACTTGGAGTGGATTTTCCGAAATTGGTTCTGTAAAAAGTTTCTCATATAATAATTTTGATATTGTACAAACAGGAGATACCACAAATCAAAATGATTTAAAATTAATAATTGGTACCGAACCTTATACAGGAACCACCCAAACAACAAATTATTATGTAGAATTTTTTAGTACTAATAATGTAGAATTTAGTGCGGATTATTTTAGAATTTTTAGACCGTTAGTTTACATTTACGCGGGATATAGAAAAAATGGAGGTACAAATACAAAAAGTGCGTTCCAACAATATCTTATAAATAATATATTATCATATAACACTGTATTCCACAATGGTATTCAAAATAGACAGGGTTTATATTTGAACACTATTCTTTCTAAACTTGTTAATCTTAAGAGTGAAACAAAAACAATACAACAAACAGTTTTAAATGGGTACAATGATAGTCCATTAAAACTTGAACAATATAATTATTTTAAATCATTTAACGATAAATGGATTGCGGGTAATTCTATAGGTCAAAGATTATTGTTAGAAGAGTTTTTATTTTTAGATAAGGCGAATAGAGATATTGGAGATAAGGCATATTTTAGTTTAGAAAAATTAATACCTTTAGAACAACCGGAGAACGATAAACAAAACTTATATGGACTTATCGGTATGTTAATAAACGGCACAGGATTTGATATGAGGGGATTACCGGCATATGTGAATTTTTATGGAACAAACTTATCAACCAAATCTAAATTAACCCCATCTAAAAAAGTTGCGCAAAATCTATTCGGTACATTTTTAGAGGTTGATTATCAAGAGTCATCCCCTAAGATGATTTTACAATATACAGGACCAACATCCAAACATTTGGAAATGGCTGACGTTAGTAAAAAATATAATTTTAATGACGATAGTTTCAATGTTGGAAATGTAAATAAAAACCCATTGGTTATAACAATACCTGAAATATTCAATAACACTGATTTATCGAAATCAAACAAAGTGGTTGCTTTTGAAGTTAATTTCGGAGACCAAAATCAAAGTATTTTCAAGGGAGTTAGTTTAGACCAAAGTTCAATAAGAAATACTACTGAATCATTTATTGCTCAAGAAAACTTGGGTAGGTCAGAATCAGGTTCAGGAGCACACCAAGTAGATATCGGATTATTTGAAATTTATAGGCAGGCATCATACACTTGTGATGTAACATGTTTAGGTAACGTGATGATACAACCAACAATGTATTTCTATTTAAAAAACATACCAATGTTTAAAGGTTCATATTGGATTACAGAGGTGTCACATAAAATTAGTAACAACAACATATCAACTTCATTTAAAGGTACCAGAATACCTTACGCTTCGTTACCTGACCCTAAAGACTCGTTTATGGCAAGTTATAGAGCATTGTTTGATAGAATTACCAAAAGTGCGGTTGCTAGAGTTAAACAAGATAGTTTAAACATATCAGGTTCAACCAAAAATGAAAAATCAATCAGTACTGACCAAGGTACATTTACTGTTGATATGGGAGGTAAGGAACAAGAAATTAAAGGAGAACAATTAACAAAAGAAACAGGAGTTAATATGTTCGGTGTTAGATATAATGGTTATAATGGTGAGAAATACATTCAAAAAGTAACATATAACAAGAAGGAATACTTTAGAGCAATTGCAGTTGGAATGGGCGGTAAAACATATAAACCTGAGGATGCAATTCAAATGAGTTTATTGTCTCGACTAAAATCAAAAACTATACAAGGTACAACAACAGGTAATAATGGAGAATACGTTAGTTATTTAACTTGGGGGGACATTAACAAAGAAAAAGACTTCTACTCATTAAGATTTGATTTGAATGTTGCATCCGCAGATATTATTATTGGAACAGTTAATAAAACACAAGGAGTTAATATAAGTCACGCGGGAGCGACCACTTATTTCCTTAACCCTAAAACAAATAAAGAAACAACAATAACACCAAATGGTAGTAACCCTATCACAAAGGATAATATATCAGGACCAATTAATATTGGACCAAATGTTGATGGATATGGAATAGCATTATCAAAATCATTAATGACCAAATTAGGATTATATGATGGTGATGTTGTTTATTTCACGATGACATAAGAATATTAACAAATTTGGGATATTTATACAATATAAAAGAATATTATGGAAAATAATAAAATTAATGCGGTAGACCAATTCTTAAATCCAAAACAAGTTAGAAAAGTTTCTAATGATGGTATGGAAAGAGAAGAATGTGATATGGTAACAGGAGAATGTTACACAATCAGAGAAAAGGACGGAATAGTAGAAAGAATAAATAAAAAATACGTTACAAACGACGGTAGACAATTATTACAAGATTAAGCCATGTTAGAACAAAAACTACAAGAAGAATTAAATCGTTACAAAGCCATTAACAAATATGGTAAAACGATGATAATGGAGCAAGAAGCTCCACCAGCTGACGCGGCTGCAATGCCAGCAGATCCTGCGGCGGCACCACCAGCGGACCCAGCATTAGGTGCTGAAGTCCCACCAATGGACCCTGCGGCTCCTATCGATCCAGCAGCACCTGCAGATGTACCAGCGGAGACTGATACAACGGAAGAAATTGACATTACAGATTTAGTTAATATGACTAAAAGTCTTAAAAAAGACGTAGAAGATAATAGAAACGAAAATGGAGATGTTATCGGTAAGATGGATGACGTGTTCACCAAATTAGGTGATTTAGAATCTAAGTTAGCTCAAATGGACCAAGTTATGGCTAAAATTGACGAATTGGGTGCTAAAGTCGAAGCGTCAAAACCAAAAACAGGAGTAGAAAAACTTGAAATGCGTTCGTTAGATTCATATCCATTTAATGAAAAACCACAAGAATTCTTCGCACACAAACAAGGTGAAATGCAAGCAAGTGGTAAGAATGAATATGTATTAACCAAGGACGAAGTTGAAAACTACCCTGCGGATACCATCAAAACTTCATTTAACCCAGAACAACAAGAAGATGAATATAAATTCTAATGTAAATTTTTTAGTAGGTTTACAACTACAAATGAAGATTAACCATTGGCAAACCAAAGGTTATGCTAGACACAACGCATTTGGTGAATTTTACGATTCATTAAGTGATTTAATTGATACATTTGTTGAGTCTGCAATGGGAAAATATGGTAGATTTACTTTAGACGAGGAAACAAAAACAATCCAATTAAGTAATTTATCTGAATTGGATGTTAAAGGTATGATTTCAACGGTAAGAGACGCATTGGTTCAAATGGGGGAACAATTAGACCCATCGGATACAGATTTATTAAATATCCGTGACGAAATGTTAGGAGGATTGAATAAATTATCATATCTTTTAACATTAGAATAATAAAATTATTAAAAAACAAAATTAAATGATATCAGGTTCAGCAGCAAGAATTGCATCAAACACAGCAACAAGTTCATTATCTTATATAGATAGTTTAGTAACAGGAGCAACTGCTCAAGGTTTATATTCTATAACGGTGGATGGGGCGAGAGTAAATTCAGCAATGGTTACCACATTAAAATCTTATGGTTTTACTGTGGATACAACGTATGACACTATGGGAACCTATCCAAGATATGTGATTTCTTGGTAATTCACCCTTCTAAAAAAAAACTTTAAAAATAATTTAACCCAGATTTCCAAGTCTGGGTTTTTTTATGTATATTTTACTATAACGTTTTAAAAACTTAAATTTTAACAATTATGTCTACATTTGACGCAGTACTGGCACAGTACGAGAAAAACAAAAACAACGCCACAGGTGGCAATGCAAACAAGGTATCCCAAGAGGATAGAATGAAGAAGTATTTCACAACCGTATTACCTAAGGGTTCTAAAGGTGAAGAAAGACGTATTCGTATTTTACCTACAAAAGATGGTAGTTCACCATTTGTAGAGGCTTATTTCCACGAAGTTCAAGTGGATGGAAAATGGGTTAAATTATTTGACCCTAAACAAGAAGGTAAGCGTTCACCATTAAACGAGGTTTATGAAGGTTTAATGATGACTGGTGTTGATTCTGATAAAGAATTAGCACGTACATACCGTTCTCGTAAATTTTATATTGTAAAGGTTATTGACCGTGACCATGAAAATGACGGAGTTAAATTTTGGAGATTTAAACATAACCACAAAGGTGATGGTATTATGGATAAAGTATTCCCAATTTTCCGTAACAAAGGAGATATCACTAATGCAGAAACAGGACGTGATTTGATTCTTTCTTTGGCATTAACTAAATCAGGTAACGGTAAGGAATACACAACAATTAATTCAATCATCCCTGAAGATTCAGGTGTTTTACACACGGATGCAGATGTTGCAAAAACATGGTTAGAGGATGAATTAACTTGGTCAGATGTATATGCTAAGAAGGGTGAAGACTACTTAGAGTTAGTTGCAAGAGGTGAAGCCCCACGTTGGGATTCAGACCAAAAAAGATACGTTTCATCATCAACAAGTGATGAGGTAATTGCATCACCAAAAACTTCTACTCCTGTGGTTGACCCACAAGAAGAAGATGATGTTGATGGAGATTTACCATTCTAATTAATTCATAGGGGTGGTGAAATATCCACCCCATTTTAAAAACACAAACATGGCAGGTATTAAAAAAACAGATTTTTCTTCCATTAAGAAGAAATTCTCAAAAGAGGCAGAATATAAACCAGACCGTTTTTTCGATTTGGGTAGTGCCTTCTTAGACGCTACAGGTATACCTGGACCGGCAATGGGTCACATCAATATGTTGTTAGGACATAGTGATACAGGTAAAACAACCGCACTTGTTAAGTCGGCGGTAGATGCACAAAAGAAAGGTATTGTTCCTGTGTTTATTATCACAGAACAAAAATGGAGTTGGGACCATGCTGAATTAATGGGATTCGATAAAGGAGGAGATTATCTTTTCAACAGTGATTTTGAGTACATTGAACAAATCACAGATTATATCAATGAATTATTAGATGCACAAGAGAAAGGAGATTTACCTCACGATTTATTAATCTTATGGGATTCAGTAGGTTCGGTTCCATGTAAAATGACTTATGATGGTAAAGGTGGTAAACAACACAATGCGTCGGTATTAGCAGACAAAATTGGAATGGGTATCAACCAACGTATTTCAGGGTCAAGAAGGACAGATAAACCTCATACGAACACATTAATCATTGTTAACCAACCTTGGGTAGAATTACCTGATAATCCTTTCGGACAACCGAAGATTAAAGCAAAAGGTGGTGAAGCCATTTGGTTAAACTCAAGTATCGTATTCTTATTTGGTAATCAAAAAGGTGCTGGAACGACTAAAATCTCAATCACTAAAGATAAGAGAAAAGTAAAAATAGCAACAAGAACAAAAATCTCTATCATGAAAAACCACATCAATGGTTTAGGATATGAAGACGGACGTATCTTGGTTACATCACACGGATTTATGGCTGGACGAGAGGAAGGAGAAGAAAAGAAATCTCTTGAAGAGTACAAAAAAGAAAGTGGTGATTACATCAGTAAGATGTTAGGTGTTAATGTTACAGACATTACGGACGTAGAAGTTGTAACAGAAGAGAGTGATCTATAATTAATTT